GGCGTACGCTGTATCTTCCCCACTGTCCACAGCCGAAGTATCGCTGTCATCGCCAGTGCTGCCCGTCCACTTGTCGGTGCCGATCGAACCATCTGGACCCGCACCAATACCGCTCAGTGTGAACCCGCCAGCATCACAAAGGCTTTTCACCTTTTCGTTAGGATGCGCCTGCGGATTACTCTTCATGGTCGTTTGCTTATCGGCATTCGTGTTGGGAATGGTAGAAACCGATTTCGTCGGATCAATCCATGCGGATTTTTGCTTAGTCATTGCCATACGAAAACCTCAAAAGTTGAAAACCGCTACAAACAATTCTTACCGCAGCCACCGCCGTTAGCAAACGGTCCTGGCCCATCGCCCTTCAGAAACGGCGTTCGAATATCAGCGTTCGCGTCAGGCCAAACACGTGGGGCAAGTGGCCGAAGCTCACTCATCTCACTTGTAGTAGCCATCCGTCTCCGAAGCAGTCCATGACCCATGCGATCCAACCGTGCAGAGAACCGCATGTTGTTGGTTTGGGACGCCTGCGGTGTAAAAGTCATCGAGGCCATTATCCCACCAAACCTTATTAGGTGAATGGCAGCGGCGTAAACGGCCCGCTGATCCCAGCGCCTTGGAACACTTGCGGAGGAACGAAGGTCGAAGCGAAGGTGATGTAATTAGCACTTGCCGCAGAACCACGATCCACCGTAGCCGCAACAATATCCGACACCGCCCAAGTATAGGACGACGGGAACATAGTCGAAGGCGGCGTGATGGTGTACGAAATGGTGTCAGTACCAAACCCGTCACCAGTCGTCGAAATAGTCAGCACGTTTGAAGTAAACGAAGCGTGCGGAGCAGCCGCCGAAGCGACAAGCAACGCAGCCAAAGCCGCACCAACCGACGCAACCGTATCCTGGGCAACACCGACATAGGTGACAGTGCTATTGGACGCTGTGTTCAAACCAACGGTAAACGTCCAGCCGATCAAATTCGGAATCTGGGTCGCCGTGGTAATGGTCGTCAGATCATTGTACGTCGCGTTTTGCCAAAGATTGCTCGCACCATTGGGCACAGCCGCGCTAATCAGCGCCTTGGCCTGCGTAATGTTCTTCGCCGTCACAATGAAGGAAGCGTGCGGGAACAACGGCCCAATCGAAGGGTACTGAGTCTTGACAAGGTAGATAGGATAAGCCATGGACAAATCTCCAAAGAAACAGGACCACTAACACTGAGCCAGACTGGGCAAAACGCCCTAAAGTCAGTTGTAACTAACATCCCTTCTTTGATCCGCTAACCCAGTGTTCTGAGTGCAGTGGACCCTTTTGGGCCTATTAGTTCGTAATATGCGGCTGACTTGCCAACCCAAGCTGGGAGAAGTTAGCCAGTCCGCAGTACCACTTCACGCGCCAAATATGGTCGTCGGTCTTTTCTTTTTCACCGACATCGACCACACTGATACCAGCCGCTTTGCTGGCGGTTAAACCAGCGATACCATACGACCGCGAACCATCGTCGATTGTACCGGCGAAGATCGTGGTGTTGGTCTGGTTGGTCGTTCCGTCAACCGAAGGTTGGGTGATAGGAACCCAATCGTTCTGGAACAAGGGGATGCCGCGATAAGAAGGAACCATAGCGCCAGAAGGCAACTGGACGGTTTCGTCGATTCGCGCGCCGCCCAAGTTACGGAGCAGGGCATAGTAGCTGTTGATGGTACGAATGTTCAGAGTGATATAGTCAACCGTACCGTCCTTATCCTTGACCAGCGAGATAAGGTTATCAAGCTGAGCGAAAGACAAGGCGTCACCAGCGGTCGTGCTGGTGTTGGTCGCCGTCTGGGACGGGGCAACAAGGGTATTCAACCCAGAGAACTGATCGACAATGCTCGCATCACCGTTAATCAGATAGTTCTGGTACTGTCGGCCAATAGTCTTGGCCTTGGAACCAACCTGCACCGCAGTCTGATCGTTGCCGTCACCGGATCGAGTAGCCTGAATCAAACCGTTGACTTCGGCATCGCCAACCAGAGTCGTCAATGCGTAAGTAACCTGAGTAAAGGTCGCCGGGTTCTTGGCAGTGATGATATCGCCAGGAGCAGCCGCTTGGCTGTCGCCCAAGGCGTTTTCACGATTCAACGCGAGGGAGTTACCGTCGATGCCGTCGAACGGCAGAATCTCGTAGAAACGGTTCACCGTGATAATGTTCTCGATGATGCCGCTGACCAATTCATTCAAAGCCAGCTTAGCGGATTCGTACAGTGTAACGGTAGGCATGGGC